TTACAGTCAAGACTTCTTAAATCAAAAGAAACAGGAATTAAAAGAATTTTTTGTTCAAGAGTATCCAGAAACTGATATAGAGGCTTTTATTTCAAGTGGTCAAAACTATTTTGACAAAGAAGCATTAAAATGGTATTTGGATAATATAAAAGAACCAATTAAAAATGATTTGATATATGTTTAAACAATACCGACCAATTGAAAGAGGAGAATTTATTGTCGTTGGCGTTGATACTGCCTCTGGTGGCGGTGATTATACTGCCGCCCAATTTCTTTCAAAAACAAAATTAGATGTTCCTTTGGTTTACCACTCGCCGATAACAACAACTGAATTCACCAATCTTTTAGCACCAGTTTTAGAAAAAATATATGATAAGACAGGGATTAAGCCAGTTGTCGCATACGAAAGAAACAACGGTGGGGCTTTTGAAATGGATAGGTTGGCAGCAATGAATAGATTGAATAAATATGATTTGTTTAAGATGCCCACTTTTGGACGAGAAAATCCACCAGAGGCTGTTCAATACGGCTGGACTACCTCATCATCAACCAGACCAAAGATGCTTCAAGACTTAAAGCAGGCAATTGATAACAAAGTTTTGCGAATATATGACAAAGAGACAATAAACGAGTTATACTCTTTTGTTGTTGTTCAAACCTCATCTTCTTGGAAAGCACAGGCGGATAGGGGAGCAAGGGATGATTTAGTTATGAGTTTGGGAATTTCTTATCAGGTGTCTTTATTTGCTAAAGAACCAGTAACAGAAAAGCAGGCACAAATATATTATGAGCAAATTGAGGATTTACATAAAAAGTTATTTGATGAGCATGGATTTTATTAATATGGACGATAAACTAATTGAAATCTTAAAGAATGCACCTCCCGAAACAAAACAGTTTATATTAGACCTTTTGGCAGTCTCATATGGGGTTGAATATGGAGTGTTTAACTTAAAACTTAATATCCATCGAAAATCTATAAAAAAAGCAGAGTTTAAAGGATGGAAGACGATAACATATGGGAAATCAGAAGAAGACCAGCAAAGAGCAATAAAAGATTTGGGCGAGAAAATAGCAACGGCCAAAAAAAACAAACAGAATTGTAAACTTCATTTTTTAGTTGATTTAAAAGGTGGCTTTATAACAGGTATTTATTGGGATAGTTTTTATGAAAAAATATATTAAAATATAAATATGAAAAATCTAAAATTTCGTATTTGGGACAAACGAAAAAAAATCTTTTTATATCAATTGCCAGAAGAAAAACATTTAAATCTAAAACTTTTTGATATTCAATTATGTAGTCAATCAAAAGACAAGAACGGAAAAGAAATTTATGAGGGAGATATTTTAAAAATTAAAAGAGATTATACTTTGGAATATTTAATGCCTGAAACAGAAGGAACATATGGTTTAGTTATTTTTTCAGATGGTTGTTTTTCCGCAAAGGCTTTAAATTTTAACATTTATTTGTATTTATTAAGTGATATAGAGGTTGTAGGGAACATTAATCAAAATCCAGATTTATTTAAAGGCTGGTTATGTCCAGTTTGCCATAAGTTTTATCCCTTAAAATATTGGGAAAAAAAATGGGAATATGGCGAGTGTTTAAAATGTTATAAAAAATACTCTTGACAAAAAAGAAATATTTTGATAGAGTTTTATTTGGTTAGGTGTAGTCTTTGCGACTGCACCCTGTACCACGCTTTAAAATGGGCGTGGTTTTTTTTGTATATGGACATAGACAAAATCCTAAAACAATTTGAAAGCGACAAACAGGCTTACTCTAAAATATTTTCTTCATTTGATGAAAAAGAAAGGTTTTTGAAAAATGAGATAGTTGATAGTGGAAAAGAAGTTTTAAAATCGCAGGTATTAGACCAAACATTAATGACAGCCTTAATAAGACGAGCCAATCAAGTTATGGCAAAGATGCCAACAGGGGTGGTTAGAGTTTTATCAAAAGAGGATAAAGGGAAGGGGATATTTTTAAATCTTATTCTTGACCATTATATAATCCCTAATGCTAACTCCCAGGCTGATATCTATACAAAGTTTTGGTTGATGGAGTTTTTATCTTTAATCTACGGAAAAATTGATGTTTTGGTTGACTGGGTGGTAAAAGAAGGTTATACTGGACCAGACTTCTTCTTAATCCCACCAAAACTGGGAATACCAGAGCCTGGCGTTATCTCAACCAACGATATGTCCCGTTATTTTGTTATCTCTTATGTCTCCGAAGACTTTTTAAAAAGAAGAAAAGGGCTAAAATTTTGGAAAAATGTCGAGAAAGTGTTGGAGGAGGGGAAAAAGAATAAAACAGATGAGAGAGAGACATCAACCTTAAAAGAAAGAGAAGATGGCGATTTATACAAAGACCAGTATGAGCTGATAACCTTATACACGCCAAAACGTTGGATTACTTTTTCAAGACAAGCAAAGGTAATTTTGCGTGATATTGAAAATCCACATCAAAATGGAAAACTACCAATTGTCTCAAAAGTATGTTATCCTGCACTTGATAATTATTTTGGTATATCAGAATTTGACAGAAACATAAGTCAGCAAAAAGCACTAAACTCAACTGTTAATTTATCGCTTGATGCTTTAAAAAAACATCTTTATCCACCAACTAAAATTTATCCAACAGATGTCCATATGCCATCTTTCTCTTTATCACCTGGAGCAGTATGGGTTTTGAAAAATCCCAATCCCAACGCCATCGTTCAAGAGCAGTTTTCACCAGCACCCTTACAAACATTTAACGCTTTATATGGAGTTTTAAAAGGAGCGTTGTTATCTTCACTTGGCACAACTGATACAACTATCTCAGCATCCATTGAGCCAGCACAGGGAAAAACACCAGAGGCTTTGCGGATGCAACAGATGTTTATAACCCTAAACACCTCATTTGATAGAAAAATGTTAGAGCAGGCAATATCTGATATTTATGATAGATTTTTAGACCTTTTAACTCATAAACAAGAGGCTGATATTGAGTTTGATATCTTCGGAGATGAGTTTAATATGATAAAAGAGCAGTATCCTGATATTTTAGAGTTATATGAAAGTGGGCAGGGTGGAAAAATTAGAATTAAAAACAAAGACATAAAAAACTTATCAGTTAAGTTTTATATCGACCCCTCATCCACAATGAAACAAGATGAGGTAGTTGAAAATCAAAACTTAACTTCTATTTTAGGCTTTTTATTAAAATTACCTGGTTTTATGGAGCAGGTAGCCCAGCATGGAAAAGCGAGATATGGTTCAGTTGAGATTGATTTTTCAGAACTTCTTAAAAGATTTATTGCAACAGCGGGGATTGAAGGGTATGATAAGATTATAAAAGACGCACCGAAGGAGGCATTAACCATTAATAATGCCCAAACTCAACCCCAGGATATGGGGATGGCTCAAATGCCACAACAACTAGGTATGGGAGAGGGAATGCCACAACAGGCTCAACCTCAACCACAACCGCAAGAAGAAAATCCTTTGATAGCGAATTTACCAGAGGATCAAAAAAGATTGTTTTATGAAATTATAAACAGATAAATATGTTAAAAGGACAACAGGCGATACCACCAGTTGCCACCTGGACAGTGGCTGATTTTATCAACAAGGTAAAAGATGCAAGTTATGAGGAGGTAGTTTCAAAAGCAGAAAAAGAAGATGAGGAGGTATTAAATTTACTTGGTAATAAAAGTTTTGAGAAGTTTAAGGAGTTAGTTGAAAAAAGAATAGAGTTTTTGAAAAACTTGGTTGACCCAGAAAGCAAAGCATCTTTAGTTGATATTAACGACACACCAGAGCGAATTGGAATGAAGTATTTAATAATTTCATTTGCTATTTATCAATTGCGACAAATGATAAGTTTGCCAGAAATAATAAATGAAGCCAAAAGAACAGGAGAAAAAATTGGAGTTTTGGGAAACGATTAAGGAGTTTGATTTAGATGAGATAAGAGCCGAGGCTAAAAAACAGGCACTTTCAAAACACAGGTGGGTTCAAAAAGGGATATGGCTTGAGTGTAAAAGTTGTAAATTCAGACACGGATTTTATATAGGGATAAACAAGATTATGGTGGGAGTAGACGAGGTTGGAAATCCGATATTAAAGGACAAAAAGGAAGTCTTTAAAAAATAAAGGCTTCTTTCTTGTTCTTTAAAAGAACAAGGGAGCGGACGACCAATCCTTAAATGGTCAGTTAATAATTAAAATTTTAAACTTATGGCAGACGAAGAAAAAAAGGTGGAAGAGGTTGCCACCACCTCCTCGCCAGAGGAAACAAAACAACCTCAAACTGATTTAAAAGTTGAAACCGAAACAAAACCGAAAACAGAAGAAACAACGCAAGAACCTTTACAAAAAGAGGGTGAAGAAGCCGAACCAAAAAAATCAAGACTGGATAAAAGAGTAGAGGATTTAGAGAAGAAAAAGCAGGGGATTACAAGTCTTTTGGAAGTTTTAAATCAAAAAAGAAAAGAGAACGAAACAGTTCAAAGAGCGGAAATTCCGTCTGAATTTTTAAGAACAGATAATCCGCAAGTGCCACCGATTTTAAAACCTGGTGAGACTGAGATTTCACCAGATGAGCTTGAGCAAAGAATTGCTATGCGGGAGCAAGCTTTACGAGAGCAGATTAAAAATGAGGTAAGACAGGAGCTTGAGTTGAAACAAAAACAACAGGAGTATGTTTCAACAATAAAATCTCATCTTAACGAGTTGGAAGAAGTAAAAAAGCTTCCCATGATGGAGGATGAGGATTTTGCCAATGAGGTAAAAGAGTTATACGAAAAAAACAACTTTGTTTTGGGATTAGACGGACAGCCAGTGTTTTTGGGAGCAGTTAGACCAAAGGAGGCGTATGAGCTGGTTAAGCAAAAGTTTGAAAAATTAAGGCAAAAACTATCAGGTCAGGTGGCTCAAAAACTAACTGACCAAATTAGCAGTTCGGCAGTCTCACCCTCGCTGCAGCCACGGGAACAGGATGTCTCAATTGAGGAGCTAAGAAGACAACTCTGGGAGAATCCTGATAAGGTGGCATCCATCCTAGAAAAAAAGCTAGTTAAAAGTTAAAAGTTTTCTAGGAAAGGGGGTGAAAAAATAATATGGCGGTTCAGACAACCTCTAGTTTATCTGGAGAGGTAATGACATATTATGAAAGTAAGTTTTTAGAAAGAGCAAAATACCAGCTAATGCACGGTGAAGGAGCTCAAAAAAACACCCATCCAAAAGGGGAGGGTAAAACGATTCAATGGAATAGATATTCTCCTTTGGGTGCGGCTACAACTCCTTTAACCGAAGGCTCAAACCCATCAGAGGTTAATTTAACTGCTTCTCAAGTCACCGCTCAACTTGCCGAGTATGGAAATGTTATAAAAATCAGCAAACTTTTGAAATTAACCTCTGTTGATAAAGATGCAGTTGAAAAAATTGAGCTTTTGGGGCAAAATATGGGTGAAACAATCGACACTCTTGATAGAGAGGCTTTATACGCTGGCGCTACAGTCCAATTGGCTGGTGGAAAATCAGCTTTAACTGCTATTGCCGCATCCGATACTATGTCGGCAACTGAAGTTAGAAAAGCTGTAAGAACCTTACAGATAAACAAAGCTATGAAATATCAAGATGGATACTTTATCGGTAAAATTGGGCCATACACCGAATATGATATTAAAGGAGATACAACTTGGATAAATGCTGCTACATACTCCGATGTAAAAAAACTTTACAACGGAGAAGTTGGCGCTTTATATGGAGTTAGATTTGTAAACGTAACCAATCAGAAGACTGAGAATTCAACCGTAACTGTTTATTCAAACTTCATTCACGGTGCCAACGCTTTTGCTAAATACGATTTGTCGGGTGATGTGCCAAAGCTTTACATCAAAGTTCCATCAGAATCCGATACCTCAAACCCAACTGACCGATATTCAACTATTGGTTGGGCGGGTTCTTATGTTGCTAAGGTTTTGATTTCTGAATGGGTTTTGAATGTGAAAACTGGTGCGACAGCATAAAAGCTTACAAGTTGGAGGGTAGTTTTCTACCCTCCAAAAGTAAGCTATTATGAGAAAGACAACAAGAGATTTAGATTTAGCCTCCTTGGAGGAGGGTGTTTCAAAAGCAAAAACAACGGAGGGGAAAATACATAGAAAAGCCATATTGGAGGATATTTATGAGCAGTTGAAAGATCCGTTTTTGGAGCAAATGAGGGTGGCGTTAATTGATGCTTTAAAAAGACAGGATGTGGTAAAATTTAATGCGATAAGAAGAAAGGTTGAAAGTTATGCTAAATCAAGACGGTTTATTGAAAATAGAATAAAAGCAAGAGCAAGGATTTCAAAAAAAGAAGCAGATTTGTTTATTCGAAAGGAGGTGATACCAAATGGAAGATAAAAAACAGGAAAAAAAAGGTTTAACACTAAATGAGGCGATAATGAAAGTGAATGAGGTTATGGTTTCAAGACCAGCTCTTTTGAATATTTCACTCGTCAAAGAAGGCGGTCGACACACATATAAATGGGTTGAAAATGATGAGGAAGCAAAGAAAAAAAGAAATGAGATAAGAGAAATATTAAAGGAGGCTTGGCAGGTGGGGGCTTTAAATTATCAGATGATTGCTGATAAATTAAGAGTGGATATTTTATCAATCCAAGCCTTAATTGATGATGATTTTTTATTTAATTATCCGCATCTAAAATGAAAATTTTAGGGATCGAAACGAAATATATGATACCAAATGAGGATAAAACAAGAACCTCTGCTGTTGACTGGTGGCGGGTCATTTCTCCTTTAAACAACTTAAAAAAAATAACCAACTGGCAGATTGATATTCAAAAAGGAGTAATAAATAAAAAAAACCCAACTCAACAGGAGGTAGATGAGGCTTGGCTTAAACTTGGAGAATATGACATTGTTTTTTCTTCCTACTATCATAATCCTATCGCTTACTCTTATATGGCGGTTGTCTCAAAAAGAACTGGGATGAAGTATGTTTATGATTTAGATGATGGGTTGTTTATGGTAAAGCCATACAATCCAGTTTATGAGACTGTAGTAAAAGAAAAATATAATTATGAGACGATTTTAAAAGATGTTTATTATTTAACCACCACAAACGGTAGATTAAAAAAAGAGTTAAAAAAAATAAATGAGAAAGGAAATATCTTTGTTTTGCCAAATTTTATTGATGATGAAGTTTATATACCAGCAAAACATATTGAGGACTACGTTATTACAATTGCTTATCAAGGAGGAACATCTCACGTTGGTGATTTGCTGTTTACTGAATTTCACTCTGCCTTAGCCTATATCTTGGGAAAATATCAAGGAAAGGTAAGATTTCAAATCTTTGGTTTTTTGCCAACCGAGTTAGACAGTTTACCATATGTTGAGCATATAGAAGGAAAAGTGGATTTTTATGATTGGATTGAGATTTATAAAAAATATTCCCCCTTTTGGGATATTGGGGTTGCTCCTTTAGAAGAAAATGATTTTAATATCTATAAGTCGCCTATAAAAGTTATGGAGTATGGAATATCACAAGTGCCAACGATAGCCTCTCCTGTTGGACCATATTTGTCAATTATAAAAGACAAAAAGAACGGTTATTTTGCCAGAACAGTAAAAGACTGGATAAACTGTTTTGAAGATTTAATTGAAAATAGAGAAAAAAGATTAAAGATGGGAGAGACAATAAAGCAGGAAGTATTAAAAAACTGGACAATTAAAGGTAAAATTCATTTATGGAAGGAAGTTTTTGAAAAAATTTATTATGATAAACGATAATTTAATTGAGCTCTGGGATGAAGAGATTGGGTTTTTAAAAAAATTATTTGGGAAAAATAAAATCTTAATTGAAATCGGCAGTTTTAAGGGAAAAACTACGGTTGCTTTAGCGGAGAATAATGTTGTTATTGCCATTGATCCATTTTTAGATAATTATGATCCGCAGGATTTAGCCAGTCAAAAAATGAAAGAGGCAGAAGATGTTTTTAGAAGTAAAATAAACGGGAAAAATATTATTTGGTATAAGCAAAAAAGCGAAGATGTTTTGAAAAATTGGAATTTAATGGTAGATGGGATATTTGTAGATGGTTGTCATCAGGAAGAGGCGGTAAGAAAAGATATAGAATGGATTAAATTTTTGAAAGAAGGAGGGATAATTGCTTTTCACGACTATAACCAATGGAAAGGAGTGACCAAAGCGGTTGATGAGTTGGTAAGACCGTATTTAAAAGTTATTGATATTGCCAAAAGGATAATTGCTTTTCAAAAATGAAATTAACAGTCTTAACAATGTGGTATAACGAGGAGAAATTAGCTCCATTTTTCTTTAAGCACTATCGGGATTTGGTAGATGAGATTGTGGTGATTGTTGATGCGGATACTGACGATAACACCCGTGAAATTTGTAAAAAGAATGGAGCAATTATTAAGGAATTTAAATTCCCAGACGGAATGGATGATATTTTAAAAAGAGACAGGTTAAATGAGGAATTAGAAAATATAAAATCAGACTGGGTATTGGGAGTAGATGCCGATGAATTTGTTTTTGCTCCTTTTTCTTTTAAAATCAAACCCTTTTTAGAAGAGGCAGATAGGGCAGGAGCAGATTTAGTTTTTACTTCTTTTGCTAATGTTTTTAAACATAAGACAGAAGGGAAGTTAGATATTAACAAGTCAATTGTTCATCAAAGACAACACGGTAGTTTTAATATTTCAGAGTGGGGTGAGCTTAATAATCGTAAAGCAAATGTTATTAAGCCATATTTAAGATGGGAGGTTGGTTTTCATCTTGCTTATGGCTGGCACAATATTTATAAAAATTGTTTATTAGGGGTTCACTGGGCAATGGCAGATGTAGATTTGGCTATTGAAAGAAGAATTTATGGTAGGAAATTACGAATGAGTAAGAGGAATAAAGAATTAAAGTTGAGTTGGCATTTGTTTAATATCACCGAAGAACAAATAAGAAAAGAGTGTAAAAAACATGAAAATGATCCAAATATTTTAGGAAAATATTTATCCTCTTGACAACTGTAAATTTTTTTCGTATATTTATATATAGGTTTTCCTTTTCAAAAGGCAACCAAAAAAACAGGCAATTTTATTGTCTGTTTGAGGTTGCCTTTTTTTATAAATTTATGCTATTAAAATATGAGAAAACTAAAGCCAAAAGGAAAAAGGGGAAGAGCAATGGTTAAGAAATTGGGAAGAAATTACAAGACAGGAATGTTTGATAAAATAGCTCAAAAAGCCGCTAAAAAGTATGGTTCAAAAGAGGCAGGAAAGAGAGTTGCGGCTGCCGTTTTTTGGAAAAAAGTAAGAAACAGAATAGCAAAAAGCTTATAAAGTTATAAGTTTGATATAGTTTGATATGGCAGAAACAAAAGAAAAAAAAGAGATAAAAGGAAAGGCGTTGATTATGGAGGCTTTAACTTCCTCCATAGCCTTTTACCGAATGCTTGAAAAGGCTTTTTTACAGAAAGGCAATCCTCAAATAGCAAAAAGGATTGGTTTTCTTAAAATCGCAATCAAGGAATTAGAGAAATTAAAAGAGTAAAATAGTTTTTTTTGCTAAAAAATGAAAAAACTTTTTTTAATATTAATTATTAGTTTTTTATTGTTTAAAAATAATACTATGGCATTATTTAATTTACAATCATCATCAAATTATTCACAACCATTGATATGGGGTTCTTCTCAAACTAATCCCAATTTTGCTAATTTTCGAGGCAGTCTAACATATGCTCCCCGTTCTGTTCCTCAACAAATACCATATCAGACAAAGGGGGTAGGTGTTGTTGCTAATCCTATTTCCACATCAACCAATACAGGTGGAAACACGGGTGGTGGTGGAGGCGGGGGTGGCTCAAGAGGAATTACTGCCTCTGAAGCCTTAGCAAGGGGTTGGGATGTAAATAATTTGCCTGCTGGTTATTATTTAATAAGAGAAGGGGGTGGAGGAGTGGATGATTATGCCAACCGGATTCGTTCCAATATCGAAAGCGGTTTTAATCAATATTTGTCCTATCTTGATAAATTGGCTGGGCTTGTTCCACAAATGAGACAAGAGCAAGAACAATATCTTAGTCAACAGTTTGAAAGTATGCTTGGACAGTTAGGAACTGAAAAACAGGCAGCAGAACAACAGCTTGAAACTTATAAACAAGATGTACAGTCAAGAAAGCAGGCTGGTTTGGAAGAAATTGCCCAAAATTTAAGAAATTTACTAAAAGCAACTGGAATGCAACTTGGAGCTATGGGGGCCGGCTCTTCATCAGCTACACAAGTTATTGCCCCATACGCTTTGGCAAAACAAGGCTCAAGAGCACAGGCACAAGTAATTAAAGGAGCAAATGACCAGTTAGCAGAGCTTGATAGAAAAATGATAGATGTTCAAAACACATATGATACTCAAAAATCACAAATAGAGCAGTGGAAAACAGAAAAAATGGCAGAGATTGGTAGAATTTATAACGAGCTTAAGTTTCAAATAGAACAGGCAAAAGCAAAAGCACCGATTGATAAAATGAATGCTTTAAATAATCTTGACCAAGCTTTGCTACAAAATGCTTTACAAATGGCAAATTACTACGAGCAAACTGCCAATCAGTATAAAATGGGTCTTGACCAATGGGTTAGGGATAGAATTTCCCAATTACAAAATTTCAAAATTCAGCTATCCCAGTCAGCTAACTTTAATCCAGTAGAGTTAACTTACGATGCTTTAAGAGGATTACAAGGACAGCCTCAAGTCTCATACGAGTTTTACAATCCAGTTTTAGTTCAACAAATTAGAAAAAGATTGGGATTAGCTCAATAAAAAAATAAATATGGACGAGCTAATTAAAAGGCTTAAAAAAGCCTTATCTGACTTTACAGCCAAATTTACTGATAATGAGGGATTTTTCCAGCAAGGAAAACCAACACTACAGCCGATACAACAAGCAATAACAAACTGGGCATCTCAACCTCAAAATTATCAGCTGGCTTCTACTTTGGCAAATATCCCACAAACTATTGAAACAGGCTTGTCTAATCTAAAAACTAATATCGGAATGATTGCCAATCCCCAAACAAGAACGGATTGGTTTAGGGGTTTTACACCACAAATACCACAACAGATTAGCCAACCGATATCAAATTTAAAGCAAAATATATCATTGTTAGCTAACCCTCAAACAAGAGGGACTTGGTTATCTGGCTTTATTCCAGAAACTCCAAAACCATTAGAAAACTTAAAACTAAATCTTCAACTAATTAAAAGAGCACCAGATATAATGATCCAGTCTATTCCTCAATCGATGGAGGATACTCTAACACAATTAGGAAAAGATACAGGACAAAAATTAGGCGGTGAGACGGGAGCAACAATTGGTGAGTTGGCAGGAAGAACAATTGGCGGACTTGAAAAAGGTTTTACTACTGCATTAATGTCTCCTTTTACCTCAAAACCACTCCCTTCTAAAATTGGTGATATTGTCGGTGGAGTTGGCTCAACCGCTTTGGCTGGTGAAACCGTTGATTTTGCCGCCTTAAATCCAGTCTTTACAACTGTCGGTACTTTAATTACAAAAGGAAGACTGCCAACAAAAGATGAGTTAATGAAGTCGTATTCTGAAGGAATAGAGTTTGGCTCAAAATTCGCACCAATAACAAAAGCAACAACTCCAATAACTTCTGCTATTTTAAGCAAATACAATCCACAAGAAATTAAAACAGCAGTAGACGTTATTAAAAGATTGGCAGTAAAAGGACTTGGTGGAGCAACTAGTTTTGGAACTTTTGGTTATTTAACCTCTGATAAAACTGGTCAAGGAAGAATAAAAGACACAATTGATAATGCTATTCAAGGAGCGTTATTTGATATGGGAATGGAAGCCGTTGGGATGGCAGGGAAACCTATGGTTGAGAAGGTAAAAAACTTTATTGTTGATTTTATCAAACTATCACCAGAGGAAAAATGGAATGTCTTAAAAGATGTAAATGTTGGATTATCGGTTAAACCAACAAAAGATGAGAATGTTAGAATGGTATCACAAGCAGTCAAACAAGGTCATATTACCGCAGAGGAAGGACAGGCGATTTTGGAGGAATTAGCAAAGCAAGGAGAGAAGATTAAGATAAAAGGAAAAACCACTCCCCCACTAACTAATTTACCAGTAGGGGAGAGCGGGGGAGAGGTGGGAAAGATTAAGATAAAGGGCTCTATAGAGCCACAAACAGATGAGTTTTTGAAAGGGTTGGAAGAGGACTTAAAAAAACTTCAAAGTGAGCCACCAAAACCACCTCCACCTCCTGAACCGCTAAATTTAGGACAGGGAGGGGCAGGAGACAAGGCAAATATCAATGTCGCCTTAAATTTTGACAGATTTAAACAAAGGCTTATTGAGGCTTTAAACAACATAAATGCCGCAAAAACAGAGGGATTAAAAGCAGGACTTCAGTTTAAAGATTTACCAAAAAATATATCGGGAGAAGATGCTATTAAGTTTATTGAAAATCCAGAAAAAGCACCAAAAAAATTAGAACCATATATAAAAGGAGTAAGGGAAGTATATGACCAACTATATAATTTAGCCAAGCAAGAGGGGATTGATATGAAGTATGTTAAAAACTATTTAACGCATATTTGGGACAGACCGCCAGAGGAAGTTGCAAAACTTTATAAACAATTTAAAACTAAGTTTCAATTTGCCAATGAAAGAGTTTTTCCAACGTATGAGGAAGGAATAAAAATGGGACTTACACCAAAATACTCAAATCCAGCTCAAATTATTGCCGATTATACATCAAGATTAAAACAAACAATTGAAAAAATAAGGCTTTTGAGGGATTTAGAAAAAGAAGGATTTTTGGTAGCAAAAAAAATTCCTGGCTTTGAACCAATAACTGTGTCGGGAATTGAACCAAAACCAAAGATTATTGGGGAAAATAAAATAAGAGAGGGAGTATATTATGCACCACCAGAAGTGGCGGCAGTTTTAAGACGAGCCTTTGGTGAGCAAGGACCAAGACCTTTTTCTTTACCAGCAAAAATTATGTCTTTATGGCAGGATATAAAATTAGCAGGTGGAATACCAGGAACTCCGTTAAACGCTTGGACTTTTGGACAGGTGATAAAAGAGATAACGGCAGGAAGACCTATTCACGCTCTTAGGGCAGTTATAAACTCAATGACAGAAGAAGGGGCTAATAAATTTTTTCAAGAGCATATAGATGATATTTTAGAAATGCAAAAAAGAGGAATAGGTGTCTCAACCTCATTAAATTTAGAAAATCTTACAGGAGTAAAAAATATAGGGGAGATTTTTAAAGAAAAAGGTATAGGTGGTGTATGGCACGCTTTTGTTAACGATCCAACTTTCAAAAGATTTTCACCAATGCTTCAAATTGATTTTTTTTCAAGAATGAAAAATGAGTTAATTAACAAAGGATATGATAAAGAGTTGGCTGCCGACATCGCTGCAAAAGCAACTAAAAACTTTTATGGAATAGTGGATTATGGAGAGAAGGCTTTAAGAGATAAAAATATAGAGGATTTAATAACAACAGTCTTTTTTGCTCCAAAGTATAGAGAAAGTATTTTAAATTTTATGATAAACAATATCAAAGCCTTAAAAAATCCACTATCTCCAGAAAATATTTATAACACTCGTTTTATCATTGGCACTGTTTTGACTTATTTGGCATATGATAAGTTAAATAGAATGTTTAATGGCAGAGGTTTAGCTGAAAATCCACCAGGGACGGAGGATAAACTTTTAATACCAGTTTCAAAAATAACAGGGGATGAGAATGATAAAACTGTCATTGGTATTCCAATTGGACCAAGTATTTTAACTTTACCAAGAGCAGGAGCAAGGGCGGTTTTAAGAATAGCAAAAGGGGATATAAAAGGAGCGGTGGGGGATGTTGTCTCAACTGCCACCTCCATAGGATTAAAAACCATTGGTGATATTGCGATGAACTCTGATTATTTTGGTAAACCTATTTATGATGAAGGAGACGATTTACCAACCGCAACTAAAAAAATAGCCCAATACTTATTTACCCAAACCCAGCATCCTTACATTGCAGAAATCCTTGACCCAAGGAATCAAAAAGACCCAGCCTATCAGAGATTAGCAAGAGCAATAGAACTTCCTTTGCGATTTTATACCGAAAAATCACTGCAGGCTAAATACTTTTTTCAATTCCAAAATGAGGTGTTAAGAGGACTTGACGCAAAAGAAAAAGCAGCATATAACTCAATCCCAAAGATAGATGAGAAAGACCCTCAAGACCCAAACAGACGGATTTTAAAATATCAAATTTATTTAACCTATCCTAAAGTTTTCAAAGCCAAGCAAGCAATTGAAATAGCCATGGCTCAAAAATTAAACAAAGAAATAGACCCGTTATATTTAGTTGATTATGAGACGGCTAAAAAATATATGAGGTATGAGACGTTACCTGAAGGTTCGCCAGAAAGAAAAGCAATGACTAATGTTTATCCAGAACTAAAAGTTTTATTTGAACAAAGAGCCGAGTATTTTAAAAGAAACCCCATGCAGGAGGATGGACAAAAGTTAGCAATGACTATGCCTCAGCCATCAGAAAGTGTTAAAAAGAAAATGGAGGAAAAAAACTGGAGCGATCCTGAAGTAAAAGATTATTTAAACGCTTTAAGAGAGTGGCAGAATACTCAAAGAATAAGATTAGGATTACCATCACTTGACCAGTATGGTAATATTGAGGGGACAAAAGGATTTTCATTTGGTGGTAGTAAAACAAAAAAAATAAAAATATCTCTTAAACCACCAAAAACTAAAAAAATATCAATAAGACCAAAAGCAGTTAGAATAAGAACAATTAAAGTTATTCCCAAGATGGCAAAGATTAGTTTAAAAAAAAAGACAGGAGAAGTTAAAAAGCCGAAAATAAAAATCTTGACAAGTTAAAAAAAGAAGTGTATTATTTTATTAAAAGTTAGTCTTTCCCGCCATAAGCGGGGTGTAGACAGGAGATAATTTTTCCTGTCTTTTTTTTGTATATGACACTATCAGAAATATTAAAAAAAATTCATCTTTTATACGAGGGGGATATTGATTATCCAGCAGAGGGAAGTGAGGATTATGAGTTAAGAAAAGGACTGGTAAATGCAGCAATAGATGTTTGGGAACAGGAAAATGTCAGATGGAGAGAATTATTTACAAATTTATCTGATGCGTCAGATGGGGATAAGATAGCAAATACCTCTACCACAATTTATTCAGTACCATCCGATTATCGTTTTATCTCATCTTTTTTATATATTCAAGATACCAATGGCAATAAAACATACTATGTCTATAAAAGACCAGATGATGTGATAAAACTTAATAAGATTGATAGTTCCTTTAAATTCTTTTATGAGACGGGCGGGGGCTCTTCTAAAAAAATTAACATTGTCAATCCAGTAGACGGGACTATTCACTACTCCTACTACAAAAAAGCCAAAAAATTATCAAACGCAAATGACGTTCCTGAGATGTTAAACCCTGATTTTATTGTTTATTGGGTTTTAGCTCAATTATACGAACAGGATTTGCGAAATGATAAGGTAGCTCAATATCAAGCATTAGCCAAGCAGGCTTTAGATTATATGATTATTGAAAATGAGACAAAACCATTTAATCAAAGTTATAATTTAGCCGAGCTTGATTACGAAGACGGCTTTGTTTTTGGACGATGATAGTTTCAAGACCTCAACAGACAAATATTAAAACTTGGTCAATTAAAATAGACAACTTTAGAGGTGGTTCAAACACCCTTATTAATCCTGGACGCTTAAAACCTATTTTTTCACCTGATATTAGAAATCTTTATCAAGTACAAGATGGGATTTGGAAGACAAGACCAGGAAGAGCGTATTATGGACAACCAATTACAGGGGCAGCCAATATAGACGGAGCAACTGAGTTTGATAACGGAGGAGTAAGGGAAATTATTGCTATCGCATCAGATGGCTATGCTTATAAATCAACTGATGGTGGAAGTTGGACAAAAATATCAAATACCATTACTTTTACCCCAGGAAAAAAATATTACTTTGCTCAAATTGGTGGAAAATTATTTATAGCAAACAGCACTGAAAGATTAACAGTATATGATGGGATTACTCTTACACGTTATACTCCATTATCAGACCCATCTTCAGCTCCGACTGGAACACGAATAGGGCTAACTTCAGGCTCATATAACAATTATTACAGAATTGTTGCCATAAATAGAATTGGAAACACTAACCCATCACCATCAGTAAATATTACAACTGACAAACACAGAGATAATTGGGATACTTCAAATTATGTTACCCTATCTTGGACGGCTGTAACAGGGGCAGACGGTTATCAAATATACTGGGGGGAGTTTGATGGGGAGGAGGTTTTAATCGCAGAAACGACAACTACCACCTTTAATGATTACGGAAACGTCACTTATCCTACCAATATTTATGTTGAGACACCAGATGATAATACAACTGGTGGACCAAAATTAGGCTCTTTGGAAATTTCTCAAAACAGACTTTGGGGGACGGGTGATCCTGATAACGAGTATCGGGTATATGCCACAGGTACAGGACAATACTTTACTAATCCCGCTTTCTCTCCTTTTTATGGAGGTGTTTGGATTGATTTAGAGCTTGGAGGAAAAAATAAGCCAGTGGCGGTTGCTCATTACAGAACTGGAAAAGGAGATCCGATTATAACTGTTTTATGTAAGTCAGCAGATGGAAATGGGACGATTTTTCAAATTGATTTAACTACAGTTACAATTGGAGATGAGACAGCGGTTGTTCCTGCGGCATATAAGCTGGTTGGGGCAGTTGGGGCAGATGGGGCAAAATCAGTGGTCAAAGTCTTGGATAATATCTTTTTTGCCAATAAAAAAGGAGTTTTTGCTTTAAGAAACAAGCAACAGATGTTTAATGTTTTATCAAATGATGATATGACCGCACCTATAAGAAATCAGTATGAAGATATTCCCTCTCAATATGTTGAAAATATTGTTGGATATTACAACCCGCCAAGAATATATTTTTCAATTCCCTCTGGTTCAAATGGGTATAAGATTGCCATTTTTGATATGGAGCGAAACAACTGGACTTGGTATTGGGATTTTGGAGCAAAAGACTTTTTTGAATACACCGACAGTAGCGGAGTTACTCACTTTTTGATAGTTCCACCAACAGGAAACCGCCTGGTTGAGTTATCAGAAAGTTATACTTCTGATTTTGGCAGTTATTTTTACCAACTTTACACCTCCCCTCTTATTCCTATTGACAAAGACTATAGAGTTATTGCTAAAATAAAAGAGGTTATAGCAGAGTTAGGTTCTTTTAGAGGAAGTGCAACTATTGAGGTAATTGGGGTTACAAAAGACGGACAGATATCAATGCTTGCTACAGCAACAATCTCCCCAACCTTAGGTACATCTGGTTGGGGGGATGACTTTTTTTCAGATATGCTTTTCTCCGATACCAACGATACTCCCTCTGTATTTGTGGCAGATGTTATTAAAAAATATTTAAAGGTAAATAAAAAGTTATATGCTTTACAAATTAAAATTTATTCAACAACAGCAAATACTGTTTTTGAGTTATTAGGTTTGGAGGTTTGGGGATTTGCGATGTTAAAACGCAGCCCATCAAGCTGGAAAATCAATTAAAAGTTTAATTTAAATATATGGCACTATATAGAGCAAAAGAGGTTTGGACAGGAACTTTGGCATCATCGATACCTGATGGGATAATTACCTCTTTTACCTTAACCTCATCATCAGGATTGATAAATGGTGAAACTTATGTTTTTACAATTGACAGAGTAGATGCCAACGGCACAAAAACACCAAGCAAAAAAGAAGTGATTGTAGGCACGCTATCAGGGTCAAATGTTATTAATTGTCAAAGAGGAGTGGAGGGGACAGCACAGGCTCACTCGGCTGGGGCTATTGTTGAAATTCTTTTTACCGCAAAACATTGGAATGATTTGATTGATAGTTATAAAACCCAACATAACGAAGACGGCACTCACTCCAAAATTCAAGGACTTGATAACAATAAGGCTATTACTCAAAAAGACAGTAGTGGAACGGCAAGAGATATTGCTAAAATTGATAGTTCTAACGTTTTAACATTTGGCAATACTACAACTATAACTAAAATAAAAGCAGGGTCAAATACAACTAATGGTCATACAGTGCCAAATGTGGCAGATGACACAGTGGCTTTATTATCAGCAGCACAGACTTTATCAAACAAGATTATAGATAGTAGTAATTCTTTTTCAATCATCAAACCATCTTCAGATTCAATTTCTGCTATTCAAATAACAAAAGCAGATGGGGTAACACCTGTTTTAAATATTGATACAACAAATATTTCTATTGGTATAGGGGCATCATCAACTGCTGTTGCTTTTTATGCAAGAAAAGTAGCACAGTTGGGGACAACTGCTGGAAGCACTTTAGACATTTCCTATTTTGATTCAAAGCCACAAGGCAATACTATTTCATTAATAATTCAGAAATATAGAACTGCTAATGGTAGTGATTGGACTACTGAGGCTGTTAGATTGATGAGAAGAACGGATACAACAGACCAAGCATATATATCTTTTTTTGGGAATAATATTGGAGTTGGAATTATAAATCCAGGATACTTGTTAGATGTCAACGGTCAATGTCACGCTTCCTCTTTTCCAACTTCATCGGATAAAAGATTTAAAGAAAATGTAAAAGAGATTGATAATGCTTTAGAAAAAGTTAAAAAATTAAGAGGGGTATATTTTAATTGGAATAAGTTTTATAGAGAAACATTGAAAGTAGATGAGACAGAAGATACAGAAATTGGATTAATAGCACAAGAAATAAAAGAAGTTATCCCAGAGGTTATCACCACTTTTGAAAGAGAAGTTGATGGAAAAAAGGAAAAATATTATTCAGTTGAATACGCAAGGTTATCGGCTTTATTGATAAATGCTATTAAAGAATTAGCCGAAAAAGTTGAAAATTTAGAGAAAAAATATGGAGAACTTAACAAGTCAAGAGTTTGATATTATTATTCAAGCCCTATACAACTCAAGTGTAAGGGTGGCTGACGCACCAGTGATTTTAAGATTAATTGAAAAAATTTTAAAAATCAAAGAAGAAAGTCAAAAAGAAGAAACTCAAAAACAAAAAAAATAACCCTCCCTCCATAAAATATTTATATGATCGACTTTCAAAAAATAAAACAAAAAGAGGAAAAGGGATTGGTTGATTATGATGTGGTTGATAATATGCTTGTTATAAAAGAAAAAAAATATGATGAGGAAACTGGCGAGGAAAAAGAACCAGAAACAGAATTTATTGATTTAAAAGAATTAATCATAAAACGAAAATTATATCAAGATGAAATAGATAAAATTGATGAGATTTTAAGTAAAGCAAAAGCAAAAAAGAAAACAATTATTAGTTTATTAACAAAAGAAATCTATGGCTAAATACATATCAATTAGACAGGGAACTTCCGCACATCCCGAACAATCCGTTGCTCACTTGACACACGACTTGATATATCAAACTGGCGTGGTTGATTTAACTTCCGATTGGAAAGTAAGCGAACACAATCCGCAAAATATGAGTGTTGATATAGCACAAGGTCGAGGGTTTTTCAAAAAAACAGTAATGACATATCACGGTTATTCTGATGCGACTGAAAATATAGCAATTGGAGCTAACAATTCAGGGAATCCTCGAATTGATGCGGTTGTGTTATACGTTGATTTATCAGCAACTCCTAATTCAGACGCTTCAAATGTTTTAAAATCAATCGTGGTTCAGGGAACACCAGCTTCATCACCGGTAGCACCAACGGATAATGAAATACAAGCAGTAGTAGGATCAGGAAATCCGTTTTTAAGATTGGCCAATGTTTACGTTGCCAATGGGGCTTCATCTATTA